ATCCTTTCTATAGACCTGACAAAAACACATTCGACAGAGCTGTAAGTTTTATGGTTGATAGAATAAAAGCAAACGACAACATGGTTCAAGCAGCAATGGCAGGCGCTAGACCAGGCGTTAGTTCTGAGGCAGCCATAAGAGACTTTGCTCGTAAACAGGTAGAAAGCATATTGCAGCGCGGTAAGGTTGACAACAAAGATCCTTTAGAGGTTTTAGGTTATATTGCTCGTAATAATCTTAAGATGGATGACCTAGTAATACAAACAGGTGAAGAGTTACCTGATGTAATAAGAAAATTACTTGGTGAAGAAAACAATTTAAGAACGGCTGTAATGACCACGGCTACCGACCTGGCGTCTCAAACAGCAAACCTTCAAATGTACAACAAACTAGCTGATCTTGGTATAAGAGAAGGATGGTTGTTTAGATCTGCAGAGGATGCAATAGCTGCAGGAGTGGTTGATCCAAAGGTTATTGGACCGAGGCTTCCTGGTCTAGGAAAACTAAACAGCAAAATATCTGAAGCGTATGGTGGTCAAGACATTGTAAACTCAATTGTTGGAACTACAGGTTTACTAGATGGTTTGATCAAGAATGAACTATACCAAAGTTTGATTGCATATAAAGCTATGGTGCAAACAGGTAAAACAGTTTACTCACCAGCCACACAAACTCGTAACTTTGGTTCTGCAGGATTTTTCCCATTACAAAGCGGACATATTGGTGGCACAGCTTCTGTACAAGATGCTTTCAAGATTATGCTAGATGATATCTTTGGCGCAGGAAAAACTGTAAATGAACAAGATTTGATAAATCGTATTACAAGAAAGATTGAACTTGGTGTTCTTGACGAGAACGTCGTTGTATCAGAGTTAAAAGATATCTTAAAAGACTTGAAGGCAAGTAAGTTTAAATCACTAAGTAAGCTGTCAGAACGAATAGATAAAACAAAGATATCAGACACAGCCACAAGACTGTATGCAGGGGGTGATAATGTTTGGAAATGGTATGGCCATGAGTTTGTAATGTCACAAATTAAAAACGGTTTTAAAAACGTAGATGAACTAGTTGATCAGTATAAAAAAGTATTTAACACAGACATAAACCCTGCAACTTTGGAAGAAGGCATAGAACAATATGCTGCTACCTTAATTAGAGAAACTTATCCTACGTACAGTAAAGTGCCTAAACTTATACAGTTAATCAGACGTGTGCCTTTTATAGGAAACTTTGTATCGTTTCCTGCTGAAATACTTAGAACAACCTTCACCACATCAGCCTTGGCTGCAAAACACATTGCTTCAGACAATCCAACACTAAGAGAACTTGGTTATAGAACACTCATGGGTCAGTTCATAACATATGGAGGTATTGGTGCAGGTGTCAACGCCCTAGGACATGCAATGACAAACGTAACAACACAACAGATATCAGACATCAAACAATATTTTGCACCTGAGTTCATGAGGTTCAGTGATTTAGTTCCTATAACCAACATTGACAAAGGTGTTGTTAAGGTGTTCGATAACTCCAGGTATTTTCCATACGACTTAGTTACATCAACAGTTGGTAACTTGATGACTAGATTGTTTACAGAAAGAGAACAACTAGATCCTGATAAAATAGAAACAGATATGTTCAAAGATATATACAACTACACAGGTCCATTTGCTGATCTTGCTGGTGGCACATTGCTTGGAACAGCGATTGGTTATGAACCTGCTTTAACGTTTTTAACAGGCGGTAGAACAAAACAAGGTACTAGAATATATTCTGACACAGACACCACTACGGAAAAATTTGACAAAATGTTTGCTTATACTTTCAACACAATCAACCCCGGCTTTATCAGAACACTGCAGAACCTTTACAAATCTGTTGCTGGTATGTTAACTGGCACAGGTCAACCAATAAAAATGGAAGATGAGGTGTTTAAATTATTTGGTGGTTCTTCGGTAACAATCGATGTGCCTGGATCATTTAGATACCAAGTTGGTAACTTAAAAAGTTCTTTTAGAGAGCCAAAAGTAGCAGAAGATTTCTTTAGACCAGATTTTAGAAACTCTGATCAGTTGGTTAGAGAGTACAACGACATGAATGAAGAAGCATTTAGAGAACAATATGAGTTTTACAAAGTTGTCAGAGCCGCATTAAGAAGTGATTTGATGTCTAGAATGGATATTCAAAAAATATTAGAAGATCGTGTTGGTAAAAGGACAGCTCGAAACATACTCATGGGTAAATACACACCTCTTTCTTATAGTAAAGATGCTCTTGAAGGTAGGTTTGAAAATGTCAGAAGAGGTAATCCTAACGAAATATTAAACAGGTTTGAGTTCTTGCCATTCCCTAAACTTGATAACGTAAGAAGAAGATGGGAGACAATGAGGTTTGAAGATTATGAAAAAGAAATAAACAAACCTAAAGAGACAGTAGGTGAACCACAGGCTAAAGCTCTCTTCCCACAGAAAGCTCCAAGAGAAGCTATTGCTCAAAACGTAAACCCAGTGCCAGAAACCGGCACACCAACAGTTGGTCCAGTAACAAATGTTACTAATCCGGCTACAGGATTGACAACAACAGAAACTGCTTTATTATCGCCAGGCGAACAAGCCATTAGACAAAAGCAACGCGTAACGGGGGTAGTCTAAATGAACGATACAGTCAAAGGCATTACACCAGAAGGTGATAGAGAACACATCATATCTCTGTATGGACATGTAAAAGGTGTAGAGCGTGAAATTGAATTAATTAAAACAAATCATCTAAAACACCTGGATGAAAAAATTTCACACGTGCACTTAGATGTAGAAGCTTTGGGTGGTAAAATAGACAAAATCTATTGGGTTGTTATATCTACGGTGGGGGCTGTAGGATTAATGTTTATAGAAACTTTATTGGGGATGTTATGAAACTATCAGAAAACTTTTCATTGGGAGAGATGACTAAATCTCAAACTGCAACGCGCAAAGGTATCAAGAACGAACCATCAACTGCGCACATAGAAAACCTTATTCACCTAGCGGAGACTGTCCTGCAACCTGTCAGAGAACACTTTGGCAAAGCGGTCGTTATATCTTCAGGCTATCGTAGCCCAGAGCTGTGCGAAGCTATCGGGTCTTCGACTAAGTCACAGCATGCCAGGGGTGAGGCAGCAGACTTCGAGATACCTGGAGTTGACAACAAGGAGCTTGCAACGTGGATTAGTAAAAATACGGAATTTGACCAGTTAATTCTGGAATTTTATGATGAAGGTGATCCAAATTCTGGATGGGTGCACTGTTCAGCGGTGATGGAAGAGCCAAGAAAACAAGTGTTAAAAGCGAGCAAAGTAGAAGGACGGACCAAATACGAAAATATACTTCTCTAGATCCACTGTTTGATATCTTCGCCCATAATTTCATTAGCTATGTTAATTTTCTCCCTTAGTGCTTTGACTATGCGCTCATCTATAGTCTTTTCAGCAATCAGGTCAACATAGGTAACACTGCCAGTCTGGCCGATACGATGAGCTCGATCTTCTGATTGTAATCTTTTTTCAAGATCATAACTGTTAGAATAATAAATTACTGTGTTTGCAGCAGTAAGTGTAATTCCATAGCCTCCTGTTTGAGGATTTCCTACAAAATAGCGTGTAGGGCCGTTTTTTTGCTGAAATAGAGCAATTTGCTCCTGGCGGACCCTAGGGTCCACTGACCCGTGATATTCGACTGTAGACGCATCTCCGTAAGCTTTTTTTAAATTTTCGACTATATTTTTTATGTCTTCTACATAATTTGCCCAGATGATGACCTTGCCCTCAGTTTCGTCAAGCAATTGCATCAACGCGTTTATTCGATTGTTTTTTAGGTGTGTAATCTTACCGTCGTCGGCTTTGAAGTGACCACAAGTTATTTGATGCAGTCTCATCATTTGAGTCATTACATTCATTGTAGACATAACCTCACCACTTTCTAACATAGCAAGAGCCATTTCTTTCATTTGCGAATATGTTTTATCTTGCTCAGGTGTTAGATCAACAAAACGTTTTGTAAATACTTTTTCTGGTAGGTCCAAACAATCTTCTTTTAAAACACGATAAGAAAAATTTTTTAGTTTATCTGTTAATTCGTCAAGTCTTCTATAACTATCTACAACCTGAACACGACGACCGCCAAAATATTTATCAACCATTTTTGCATAACGAGATCTATACGCGTAGTATGAGTCGTAACCCAATAAGTATGGATCGAGGAACATGCATTGACTGAACAAGTCAAGCGGTGACTTTGTAACTGGAGAGCCTGTCAAGATTCTACGATATTTCGCTAGATTCCCTATTTTTAAAATATTTTTTGTTCGCTTTGCTGTCGGATTCTTGATCGTCGTAGATTCATCAATCCCTATCAAAGCCCTCTTACCAAATATGCTAAGGAATCTGTCTGCAAAGTCCAGACCTTTCGATGTAGAAAAAGCTTCTACGTTCATTATCAATATCTTAAGCTCATCTTTTCCATCAAACAATGTGTCTAGTTCTGCTTGTTTTTTCTTCGACGCAATTGGTTCCCATAAAACTTTTGAATATTCAACGTGTTCTGCCATATGTGTAGGAAACTCAATTTGATCCCAGTTCTTGTAAACACCTTTTGGTGCAACAACTATGGCGCCTCGTATAGCTCCCGCGTCATATAACATACCTATATTGTCAACTAATACCTTAGATTTACCTGTACCCATCTCCATAAATAAAGCGTATGTTTCTTGGGCCCAGGATTTTTTCAAGGCATTAAGCTGATGCTCGTATGGCTTTGTCTTAAATTTGTATTTTATCATAAAATATTATACTTTCTTGTTGACAATTATATAATCATATATAAATATATGTCAACAATAGAAATTAGAACATGAGAAATATACACTTTGAATTATATAAACCCCAGAGTTTAGCTGATTTTTTGCAGTTTAAAAAGGAAAACCCAAGTGAACCTATGGTATATGTTTTACAACATCCACCAGAAAGTATTAACATTATGGCTGCAAAAGAATATGGCACATTAGTTTTTTGTTTACCTGAAAAATCACAATTAGTCTACAGTGCTGCACCTTTTGTCAGAAAAATGAAAAAAAATTTAAAAGATTTTGAACCAAGAGATTTTATACTTTGCATAGGTGACCCAGCAATCATAGGTCTGTCAACTTATATTGTAGGCGATATAACGCATGGACTATTTAATATGTTGAAGTGGGACAGACAGGAGAGAATGTACTATCCATTAACTTTTGATTTTAATCAAAGACTCGAGACAGGTAGACAAGCATTTAGCTCCGGTGGTAGCACACTTACAGAAGAATTAAAATCTTTTGAATACCCAAAAAGAATTTTAGAAAAATTAAAAATAGCAGATTTTGTTGAACAACATTCACTAATTAATGATTCAGTTTACCTGATAGATGATAAGCCAGGTGAAAAACCAACCAAAAGAAAGAAGAAAAAAACATGACTATGATGAGCTATGAAGACTTAGAAAAAGATCAACAGGAGATACTAGAAAAATCTGATATCAATACGTTGGCAAACTATTGTCAAGAGCTGAGAACTTATGAAGATGAGATCGAAGAACTTGAACAACAGATAAAATCAAAAAAAGAAAAAGCAGACAAGATTAGTTCAGAGATAATACCAAACTTACTTGCAGAGCAAGGTTTGGCATCTTTGAAATTAGCTGATGGCAGAACTGTAGATGTTCGAAAGACATACAACTGCACCATAAGAAAAGATAATATGGAATCAGCTTACAAATGGCTTCGTGATAACGGGCTGGCTGACATCATTAAAAACGAAGTTAGCGTACAGTTCGGAAAAGGCGAGGATGACAAGGCCAAGCAGTTGCTTGATCTTGCGGTGACCAATGGGTACGAGCCTCAACAAAAAACAAAAGTTGAGCCTATGACCCTGAAGGCCCTTTACAGAGAGCGTGTTGAGGCCGGCCTCGACATGCCCTCTGAGTCTTTCAGTTTATTTGTGAAAGACCAAACTAAAATTAGCCGGAAATAACGAATCATGAACAAGGAGAAAAGAAACATGAACCAAGTAGCGAAAAAAGAAAAATCAGACATAGCCCTAGCGGGTATGTTTGAAGAAGACAAAGCTGGTGGTATGGACCAAATGGGGCAGGGCGATTTTGCAATGCCTTTTTTGCGTGTGCTAGGCCAGCTATCACCCGAGATAAACAAACGGGACTCAAAGTATGTTGAGGGCGCTGAGGCAGGTATGATATTCAATACCGTGACTAAGCAAACATACGACGGCGAGAAAGGCGTCAATGTATTACCTTGCGGTTACAAGAGGGAATATGTTGAGTGGTCTGATCGTGGGGAGGGCACAAGTGCTCCTGTTGCGATACACCCTGTATCAAGTGGTATCATTAAAGATACTACCAGGGGTTCTGACTATAAAGATAGATTACCAAACGGTAACTATCTTGAAAACACTGCATCATACTTTGTTATGATGGAGGACATGTCGCAAGCATTGATCACAATGAAATCAACACAGTTGAAAGTAAGTAGATCATGGAACTCGATGATGAACAGCATTAAGCTGAAAGGCGCAAATGGTTTGTTCACACCGGCTTCTTACAGTCACGTGTACAATCTTAGCTCAGTTCAACAATCAAATGACAAGGGAACTTGGTTTGGTTGGAATGTGCAAAAGATCGGTCCTGTACAGGATAAGAGCCTGTATGAGGCTGCAAAACAGTTTGCCGGTAGTGTTGGTAACACTGCGGTGAATCATGGTGAAGGTGAGGCCAAGTCAAAGGCACAAGACTCGGTACCATTTTAACATGAAAGAGACGCGTAAAGTTTTCCCCCCTTACGCGTCTCTGACCTTCGACGAGTATTGGTTGGAGCAAGATGAACTGTGGGACATAAGCTTAAAGGAGTCTAAGAAACAGAGAGATGAGCGACAGAGAAAACTATCAAAGAAAATATTACAGGACGAAAACAATGGCGAAAATGAGGCGTCGGATAAAAACCTTAGAAACCCTGTTAAAACAGATACTTGAAAGTCCAGAAGGAATAGAGTATAGAAACAGAAAGTCCAAAGAGTATCAGAAAGAATACAGGACAAAAAACAAAGACAAAATTGTACAATACAGAAAGGAGTACAAGAACTATGGATAAGTTCAAAGAAATATTCGAAGGCAATAACAGTGCCTACGGAATCATGAGGCGCACAGGTGAGGTAACCGATAAAGGTAAAGCCGTTGCTAAAGCGCAAATCAAAAGAGAAAAAGTTGTAGACTATTTATGGCAGGATCACTTAGATGGTAAAGATCCAGCTTTAGGAATAATACCTATCAATGAAAACAATATGTGCAGATGGGGTTGTATTGATATAGATGAATACAATCTAGATCACTTAAATGTAATGCGCAATGTAAAAGGCATGGGCTTTCCATTAGTGACTTTTAGATCGAAGTCTGGTGGTGCACATTTATTTTTATTTGCTAAAGAATTTGTACCTGCAATATTAATGCAGACAAAACTAAAAGCTATGTCAGAAGCTTTGGGTTATGGAGGTAGTGAGATATTTCCGAAACAAACTGAAATATTAGTTGAGCGTGGCGATACGGGTAACTTTTTAAATTTACCATATCACGGCGGCGTTCGTGGTTTGAGGTACACATATAAATCAGGTGGCGAAGCGGCTAACTTAGAAGAGTTTTATACTATCTATGATGAATGGGCACAGACCAGAGAACAAATAGAAGGTATAACTATACGAGAAGAAACAAAGACTAAAAAAGAAGAGGCGTTTCCTGATGGACCACCTTGCCTAAACAAACTAGCGATAGAGGGTTTTGGTGAAGGATCAAGAAACAATGCACTATTTAACGTGGCTGTGTATTGCAAGAAAGCGCATGCTGATGACTGGGAGAACCAGGTTGGTATGTATAATCAAAAGTATATGGACCCACCACTTAGTTATCAAGAAGTGCAGTTGGTAATAAAATCTGTAACCAGAAAAGGTTATGATAAATACAGATGTAAAGAACAACCTATTTGTAGTGTTTGTAAACCTGCTCAATGCAGAACAAAAAAGCATGGTGTTGGTTTTGAAGAAGAACAGATGCCAGAACTAGATACACTTACAAAGATAACATCTAATCCACCGCAATGGTTTTTAAATGTTGATGGTACAAGAGTTGAGTTGAAAGCAGAACAATTACATAATCCTAATTTATTTGCTTTGGCACTTTTGGAACAAGCAGACATTGTCGCTCCTATTATGAAAGCTCAAGATTGGAGAGAAGTTTATTTGAAACCATTGATGTCAAACTTACAAACAGTAGAACCACTGGAATCTTTGAATCCAATAAATCAGATTATAAACTTATTGTATGACTTTACAGTGAACAGACCTGCTGCAAGAACAAAGGACGACATACTAAATAAAATGTCTTACACAGAAGAAGGTTATACATATTTTAGAATGGATGACTTTTATTCTTTTTGTAAAAGAAACAACTGGGACATTGACAAAGTCAAAACAGGTAATCTGATGAAACAGCTAGACGATATCTTTGAAGACGAGATTAGAATGACTCTAAAGAACCAAACACCAAGAGTTATAAAAATAAAAGCTATGAAAAAAGATAAACCTGCTCTTAGTAAAGTTAAATACGAGGAGACTCCGTTTTAGTGAAAACTATAATACTAGGACCGCCGGGGACTGGAAAGACTACAACGCTATTAGATTTAGTGGATGAGTTTATACGCGCCGGTACAAACATAAAGAACATAGGATATTTTTCTTTTACAAAAAAAGCTGCATGGGAAGCAACACGCAGAGCAGAAGAAAAATTTATGATCGATGCCAAAGATATTCCTAACTTTAGAACTTTACACTCTTTTGCTTTTAGAACACTAGGCATGAAAAAAGAAAGAGTGATGGGTCATGGAGATTACAGAGACTTTGGAGTTAAGATGGGTATACCTATCAAGACAGCGTGGTACAGCCAAGAGGATGGCATATTTAATTCTGACAATGAGTACTTACGATTAATCAACAAAGCAAGGGTTTTAGAAATTCCTGTGTTAGATCAATACGACAAAAACGAACACAGTATGGACATAGAACGAGATGTCTTATATCTTATAGATCAAGAACTTAAGAGATATAAACAAGAAAAGGGTCTTTACGATTATGACGACATGTTGGAAAAATTTATTAAACAAAGTGTATCTCCATCTTTCGACGTACTATTTATTGATGAAGCACAGGACCTCTCACCTTTGCAGTGGCGAATGGTCAGGACTCTTTGGGCGAAAGCAGACAAGACCTACATTGCAGGGGACGATGATCAAGCTATATTTAGATGGGCTGGCGCTGACGTTGATAGTTTTATCGCTCTTAAGGAAGAGGTAGATCACGTAGATACTTTGAGTCAATCATACAGAGTTCCAGGCGGACCAATACACGAACTTTCACAAAGCATAATTAATAAAGTGTCAAACAGATTTGATAAACCATATTTACCCAGACAAGAATACGGAGACTTGACACGCTATTCAGACATTGCGCAAGTTGATATGACTCATGGTGAATGGCTGATACTTACAACCGCACATCACTTTTTAGACGATGTAAAAGAATACGTAGAACAAAGTGGTTGGTACTACTCACACAAAGGCAAAAACTCAGTCAAGTTAGAATTACTACATGCGATACAAAACTGGGAACGTTGGAGAGGCAGTGAAACACTTTTACCTTATCTTTCAATCAAAAGTATTTATTCTTACCTAGGTGACAATGTTGCACCAGGATATAAAAAATGTGCAACGATGGATGAACAAGAAAGTTATCTCATAGAAGATTGCATCGGGGAACACGGATTACAAATAAATGATGTTTGGTACAAAGCGTTTGCAGGGTTGGATACAAATACGGAAAACTACATTCGTAATATGTTATCAAAAAAAGAAAAGTTTAATCAAATACCAAGACTAACACTATCAACAATACATGCTGCAAAAGGAGGTGAAGCTGACAATGTATTACTTCTTCCTGATATTACTAAGTCTGCTGTTGACAACAATGATCGTGATCCAGATGAATTACACAGATCTTTCTATGTTGCTGTAACAAGGGCGAAGCAATCACTACACATACTAGAACCAAAAAATTATGACAGGGCATACATACTGTGAGATTTCATGAACACATAAAGGGTGACAAAGCAGAATACATTGCTGCGATGTGGTTGTGGGATCAAGGGTATCTAGTTTGCAGAAACATGTCACAACAAGGGGCTGTTGATTTAGTTGCAATAAAAGAATATGAGGTTATACTCATCGACGTTAAGTCTGAATGCAGAAGAAAGCGAGACGGATACAAGATAAACAGATCGTTGACAGATGTTCAAAAGGTACTGGGGGTAAACATTTTAAACGTTAATGTTGACACAGGAGAATGCACATATGTCTAAAAAACACGACCCAGTAAACTTTCCATCACACTACAACAAAGGCGACATAGGTTGCATAGATGCAATCAAGTCATGTCAAGGTGATGGTTTTAAATATTATCTACAAGGCTCAGCTATAAAATATGTTTGGCGTCACGAGCACAAAGGCAAACCCATAGAAGATTTGGATAAAGCCATTTGGTTTTTGAATAAATTAAAGGAAGAGTATAAGTGACGTTTAAAGTTATAGAAAATTTTTTACCAACTGAAGATGCATTCAAGATACATCAGTGTTTGGCTAGCACAGCGATTCCATGGTATTTCAGTTGGAACGCCGCAACTCCAACCGATGATTCTGGTCATGGTTATTTTTCACATAAAGCGTTTGAATCAAATATGCAAGACGCAAATCAAAGTATGGTTTACAGTGGTGAAGCGCTTTCTTTACTTAGTAATTTTTTATCAACAAAGGGTATAGAATACATAAGAATGATAAAGTTTAATATGTACCCAAGGACACAAGAAATAATCCAACATGGAAAGCATTTTGATTTCACGTTTGACGATGATCAATTTGAGTGGTCAGAAAAAGGTGAGAAAACTATTTTATATTATGTAAACGACAACGATGGTTACACCGAATATTTTCCTGATGGCAAAGATTCAATAAAAGTTCCAAGTAGATTTAACACTGCTTTGTACACAGACGAAAGCATTATACATTGTAGTTCTACATGCACAGACAAACCAGCAAGACTAACTATTAATATTAATTTCAGATGAGAACACTACAACAACCATTATTTACTCCAGAAACAGAATGGGTTCCACCAGATCATTTACCAGATTTATCTGGTCATTCAGAAATTGCGATTGACCTAGAAACACGAGATCCAAACCTGATAACAATGGGATCAGGTTCGGTAAGAAGAGACGGGGAAATAGTCGGCATAGCTGTTGCGGTCGAAGGCTGGTCCGGCTATTTTCCAATAGCGCATGGAGGTGGTGGGAACATGGACCGTGAATTGGTACTAGATTGGTTTGAAGAATTACTACAAACAACCTCCACAAAAATATTTCACAACGCCATGTACGATGTATCTTGGATCAGATCACTTGGCTTCCATATAAACGGCGGCATCGTAGATACAATGATTGCTGCAAGTTTGATTGACGAGAACAGATTTAGTTACACACTAGACTCTGTTGGTAAAGACTATATTGGCATGCGCAAGAATGAAACTCTTTTAAAAGAGGCCGCAAAAGATTTTGGTGTCAATCCAAAATCAGGCATGTGGGAACTACCGGCACCTTTTGTAGGTGAGTATGCAGAAAAAGACGCAGAGATAACACTGAAGTTGTGGCACGCACTACAGCATGAAATAACCAAGCAAGATCTTTGGGATATATTTAATCTAGAATCAAATTTGTTTCCGTGTCTAGTCGATATGAAATTTAAAGGTGTACGCGTTGATTTGGAGAAAGCATATCTTACAAAGAACGATTTAATTGAACAAGAAAGAGATGTATTAAATAAAGTAAATAAGATAGCAGGTTTTGACGTTGAGATATGGGCTGCTGCATCCATTGCAAAAGCTTTTGATGAATTGAAAATGCCTTACGATAGAACAGAAAAGGGAGCACCAAGTTTTACAAAAAACTTTTTAGCAACACACCCTGCTGAGTTTCCAAAATTAATTAATCAAGCAAGAGAATTAAACAAAGCAAACACAACATTTATTGATACGATACTGAAACACGAACACAAGGGCAGGATACACGCTGAGATAAATCAGATTAGATCTGATCAAGGCGGCACAGTTACTGGACGATTTAGTTATGCAAACCCGAACCTTCAACAGATACCTGCACGACACAAGGAACTTGGACCGATGATTAGATCATTGTTTATACCAGAAGAGGGACATACCTGGGGTTGCTTTGACTACAGCCAACAGGAACCAAGAATTTTAGTACACTTTGCATCACTGATGAAGTTAGAAGGCACAGGATCAATTGTAAATGCATACAACGATGGCAGTGCAGACTTTCACCAGATGATTGCTGACATGGCCGGCATCGAACGTAAACAAGCAAAGACAATTAATTTAGGTATTATGTATGGCATGGGTAAAAATAAACTCATGGCAGAACTAGGTCTTATGAAAGACGCAGCTGAGAAACTTTTAAAAACGTATCATCAGAAAGCGCCTTTTGTAAAAATGTTATCGGAGGCTGTATCGCGACGAGCTGATGACTCTGGTAAGATTAGAACGATTGGGGGAAGACTATGTCACTTTGATCTTTGGGAGCCGCATGGTTTTGGTATCAAGAAACCACTACCACACGCAGATGCACTAAGGGAGCATGGACCGGGGATTAAAAGAGCATTCACATACAAAGCACTTAACAAACTAATACAAGGGTCGGCTGCAGATATGACTAAACAATCTATGCTGGCTCTTTACAACGAAGGAGTTATACCCCATGTTCAAATACATGATGAACTTGATATCTCAGTATCAAGCCCTGAAGAGGCACAGCGAATTATTAACATTATGGAAGAAGCGGTACAGCTACAAGTCCCCAACAAAGTCGACTACGAAAAAGGTGTAAGTTGGGGTGAAATACAGTAACGAAAGTCCAGTTGAAATAATTTTAGGTGTTTGTGATAAATGCAACAATTATGTTCCGTTTATGAGACTTGTCAGCGAAGAAGACGAAAGAGTTTACCAATGCTTAACTTGCAAAACAAGACACAAACAACATGTCAATGGAAAAATAACATTTAACTATTTGGACGACAGTTGGATAATTAAAAGAAACTAATGAAACCTATAGCAAAAAATCAATTTATTGGAACGTATACAATTAAAGAATCTATATGTGATGGTTTAATAGATCTTTTTAAAAAAACTCCAGTTGAAACTGATTTAGAGCTATTAAAAAAACCAGCAGGAGACACTATTTTTATGAAAACACACAATCATAGTCACCCAGTGAAAAAAGCTACAAATTTATATTTTCGTAATGACATCTTAACAAACAGTAAAATTATAGGAACTCCTTCAGAACATATAATAGAACCTGTTACAAACTATTCTATGGCACTAAACAGATGTTTACATAAGTATTCAGAAGAACTTTGTTTTGATACCCCTGATCTGGGAGATAAATTATGGGCTAGCTATTTTAAACCACTGATATGGGAGGCCATGATTATACAGTACTATCAACCAGGTGGAGGTTTTACAGAATGGCATTCTGAAAGAGCTTTTGAAAGTAATTACAGGAGAGAATATGTTTTTATGACATACTTAAATGATGTGCCTGATGGGGGTACAGAATTTTATTATCAAGATTTAAAAGTAAGTGCAGAGAAAGGTAAAACATTAATTTGGCCAGCTCATTACACACACATGCATAGAAGTCAAGTTTCTCACACGCAGGAAAAATACATAGTGACTGGTTGGGTAAGTTTTCCAGACACAGAAAGAGGGCGAGTGAAAGATTAGTAACGGCGGAAAGGAACTTTATTATGAATAAAAAAACCGCCGTTACTGTTGAAGGCGTGAAATATTACTAAAATATATTAAAATAATGTCTTGTCAAATGTATTATTTGCTATATATAATCCCATATAATAACATAAGAAAGAGGTAAAAATGCCAGATATAAGTAAATTTAAATCAGTGTCTGTATCCACCGATACGCACGATAAATTAATGAGTTTAGCGCAAAGCAGGTTTGAAGTACCTGTAAGTGTACAAAAAGTCATTGAATATTTATTACAAAAAGAACTGAAAAAGAAAAATGGTAGATCTAACGGGCGATCACGAGGTTAAGGCTATTTGTCCCAGGTGCTTTGGGAATGGCTTTATTCGTATGCCTGCAGGCTGTGCACACCAGGTAAACTGCCCACAATGTGACAGTCAGGGCGAAGTATGGTTGCCAGCAAGCCAATGTCGGGTTAATGTTGAAGGAGGCACTGAACCAAAATGGATGAAAAGTGGAGAAACTATATGAGTCTTACAGAGAGACGAATAGAAAACATAATGAAAGTTATGAAAAAAGCTAAAGATTATGACATGAAAGTCATATGGAACAATAAATTAAAACAGCTTTTTGATAGACGAGAGGCAAAAGCTTATGAAAGACTTGAGGATCAAGCTAGAATGGTCCACTAGCGATTTGCTGGTGTGGGTAATTTTAGCAATAAGTGTAGGATTAATGATTGTAAATATAGTCACCATGTATAATATGTATTCTATTATAGAAACTATGTGGCTTGAAATACAACAGGTCAAGGAAACTAATATTTCTTTGTACCAATTTATTGAGGAGCATAGAAATGACTTTGATTAAGGAAAATAGAGGTGTGAGAAAAAATATTCCGGATAGGATGATGAGTGCAACTTTCGCTTTACCAATCGATGGTAGGCGTGTTGTTGGCATATTAGACTATACAGCAAGTGAAACTGGACTTACACCTATGGCTTTCTGGGTCAAACTCAAACCAACAGATTCATACCTGGATCGAGAACTCAGAGCATCAGGCAAGCTGATATCAAGATGTCTGCAACACGGTGAGTCTTTGAAAGATTTGGTTGACACGCTGTCTCAAGACAACGTGATCGGTCAAATGGCAAACTATCTGCACAAGAACATGGAAGATATTATTATGGGGAAGCAGCCGGAGAAGAAGCAAAGAGAGCTATCTACTGATCCGTATGCTATGAAAGAATGATAGAAGAGTTTGAAATAGATTGGATACCAGAGGACACAGGAGCGCCGTACGAGGCTGAAGATGTGTTTCCTGAGATACCGGCTCATACCATAGATAAACTTTGCAAATCTAAGTTTGGACACACAAACTGGGCCAGGATGGGCCTTATGACTCCAGAAGAACTGATGGGTAATCCTTGTGAATTTGACTATGAAAATGGAATAATATATTTTAAAAAGGCATATTTAGTATAGGAAAAAATTTTTTATGACCCTACCCAATTCCGGCCCGTTGTCCTTCTCACAAATCCAAACTGAGTTCGGGGGCTCAAATCCTATATCATTAAATGAGTATTACCGCGGTGGAGCAAACGTTCCATCACACGCCAATACTTCAGGTATACCATCGTCAGGCACAATCTCCGTTAACCAGTTTTATGGTAAAAGCAACACGGCGCCTGTTCCGACTACTTATCAATATTCCATGGGAGCAAATTCGGTAACGGCGTCTACTGGTTATGGTTCTTTTATCCCCGGTAGTACACTAAGTCCCAATCCACAACCAACCGCTTTTTCAAATGGTTTTAATCCAACATGGAAAGAGGTAAGAAGTTATCAAGGGAAAAACCAGACTGACTTTTTTATAGTGACAAACAGTAATAACCCTAACTCCGGTTGGACATCTATGAGTGTTACAGGAACTTCTGCGGGCACAATTACATTAAACAGAGCATCAGCGTCTCATACTCAGGGCAATGAAACACAATGGAGATGGAACGCTGTTAACTGGAACATGCCTGGTAGTGGTACAAATAATTTTACAGTAAATCAGTAAAATGGAAATTACGTACACGGTAACAACAAAAGAAAAGGAAAAAGTAATGTTATTAGTTGATGACGTTGAGACGGAAGTTAGCAACATGGAACACATATATACTCCAGATCAAGAAGGTCTTTCAGTTAAAAGTTGGTTCATGGGAAATCATTTAGACGGCACCACACAATTTCAAAGACAAGAACTTTATTGGTTGGATAGATTTTTAAATGAATGGTTAGTTGAGGCAGAGTATGATCCTACTTATTATGTTATACACAACATGGGACCAGGCAAAGCAACTATAATACATAAAGGCAAAGATACACACGGCTCAGAAGCTTTACAACCAAGTGAAGATCAAGACCCAGTTAGTTTGGATGAAATATGATTTTAAATATTCCTTTTAAATTGTTGAACGTAGAAAACAAAGTGCAGCTGTCAATAAGTGAAGGCACAAAAGCAACACAAAGAATAGTGAGGGAGTCTGCTGCAGAACACCTAAAAGATTCTAATGGAAATTTTATACACTCTGAAGTTGATGGTAAACCTTATTTAATTAACACTTCAAATAATTATTTTTTATTAGAAGGTATATTAAAGGTTACTTATAAATGGAAAGAAGGAGATAGTTTTAATTTATCTCACAGAGATGAGTTTGAAAGCATAGTTAATAGTGCGTCAGCGTCTCCTGATCTTTTAGAAAAAACAGATGATAGCATATCTGGTGTTTACACGTGTACCATGGACACTAGTTCTACCTGGACTTCGTCTGCGACTAAAATAGAACCAAACTGTTCAATTGCGTCCGTTGAAATTATGAAAGACGACACTGTTATGTTGTGTCCGATGCAGCATAGTCCTGGCTGGACGTTTGAAAAAACAGACATACCTGTTGGTGGTAGCTTTACAAGCAATAAAGTTGGAACCGACGAATACATTGTTTTTGGTCAGCAATGTAAGATAGGCGGACAAGTAATAAATAAACACGCAAGCAAGAAACAAACTAGCAATTCTATTGTTATTGAAAACGACTCAGACTCGTTTTGTAGGTTAGTTAGAATATATAAATAATATGTTCAAAGGCACTGAAATACTGCCAGCTAAATACGATAGGCACTACTTAACAATTACATACATTGTCATTACATTTTTTACGTTGGGTTGGGTGTGGCAATACATTTGGAATCTGGACCCAAGACTAATTATTACATACATACTGGCCGTCATGGTGGGCACACTGGGTACGAACGTTGGTTATCACAGATTGTTTACACATAAAGCGTTTAGAACATCAAAGTTCTGGTACAACGTACTGGCTTTCTTTGGTGTGTATGGAACTGTATCGGGTCCGGTAGGATGGGTGGCAACACACCTGCATCATCACAGGTACCTTGGAACAGACATGGATCCTCACACACCGTGGACCGAGGATTCTAAGTTCAAAGGATGGCTGAGAACGTTTCTACCTTATTGGATGAACATACCACAGCCTGATTTGAGACTTTTGGTGGGTGTCAGACACCTTTTACAAAACAAATGGATCATGTTCTTGCATAAGTGGGCGCCAATCCAGGTCTACGCAACGGGGATCGGGGTTTGGCTGTTGTTTGGTTTCGATTGGTTTTTACTCGCCTTTTGTTTTCCCATAGGTTATAGTCTAATCAGTCAGTTTTTTGTAAATTGGTTTCACTATGATATTGATTTTGTACACAAAAACAGGCGGTGGATAAACATATTGATTGGTGGTGAAGGCAATCACAAGGAACATCATGAGCGTCCGCGTGATTACTCTAACGACTGGCCGATAAAGTATTTTATAGATTGGATAAAGACAGATGGGACTACAAGTAACAGGGCATAAATATAAATATGTAGGCAGCGTAGATATTGTAGACACAGATGAGAAATATATAAAAGAATTAGAAAGACAAGTTGAAGGATATTTAGATTACTGGCAAATGACAGCGCATGAATGGAAAGAAGTTTTATGGCCAGAGATTATAAAACTAAGACTTGAAAACAAAGAACTGAAATTAGAATTGAGAATGATTAAGAAATTTATTGAGGAAGCAAAAAGAAAAACAAACGAGAAATGGGAAGTGAAATAATAATACATTCGGGGCGATGTGGTTCTACATTGTTCTTTAATGTGTTGGACAGATATTACAGAGCTAAACACAACAGCGACACAGCTGTTGGCACGTTAGAATCAATTAGTGATCGTGAACATTATTTGATACCCGAAGGACCAGACTATTATGGTTTGAATGAGTTTATGTGTTCTGATTTTATCAAAGCAAAACTACATAAACTTATGTTGGTCACACGAGCAAAAATAATAAAGGGCGAACCAACGCGACGAACGTTGGAACAAACAGACGGTGACTGGGACAAACGTTCTGAACTTTTTAAGTTGTTGTTGAACTTTGCACACGTAGAAAACAAATCCATTTTGATGAAGTATCCGTTGCTGTCAGGTGATGCCACGTTTGGTTGTGATACCTGGATCAACATAGAGCGACGTGATTTAGAAGCGCAAGCGCGATCAATGTATTTAAGTTTTACAACAGGCAGATACCACGTCAAAGCAGGAGACAATAAAGCGTCACGATACAGTAAGTTTGAACCCGATGATTTTGTTTTGATGTCTTGGGTAAACAACCTGAAACTTGCGAAAGAACTGTATTATGAAAAGCTCAAAACAAAGACAAACTATATTACATATTTTTACGAAGACTTTTGTGATTTACCAACGCATGAAATATTGGAGATGCATGGCATTACAGACTGGCAGAACTATCTCGAACCTAATTTTGAAATATCATCAGGACGGGTTTGGACATGAAACTACAAAAATTACAAAATGCTGTAGAAGCTTTTGATTTCGATATCTATAGCGACGAGCACATACCGGATTTGGGTAGAGCGTTAGCGGACCATCAGTGTGTTGTTGTCAGACAGAAACTAACCGAACAAAGACATTACGAAGTTATAACAAGTTGGGGATCACCAACTAAGTCTAGAATTATATTGGCCATTGCTTTTGGCATGTTGAAAGGTGTGCATTGGAATGATATTAGAAAGTCTTTGATCCAGGCCGGTAGTTTAATTGATCCCGCACACAGAGATCGCATGACGACAGTGACGTTTCAAAAAGATAAAAAAGGTAGACCACAAGGAATATTTACAAACGGTAAGTTGGGTTGGCATTCAGACCAACCAGCTTTTAAAGAAAGAGGTAGGTGTCTGGGCTTGGCTAGTGTCGAGGGTTGTCAAGGCAGTCAAACAACTGTGTTGTCTACAGCAGAAGCGTACGCAAACTTATCACAGGAAGACTTAACTCAGGTCAATGAATTGAAGATAGTTTATGGAACTCACAGAGAGTCTTTAGATATGTACGGCGGCGATTTGATTGAAGAACAAAAAAGATTTTTACGTTATAGCGCTTGTCCTATTAACGGTTTGATGGCTCCTCTTGCTGCAAAGA